ATAATATGAAACATAGCAAATAATGCCATTTTGACCCGCATCATATACGTTGTTATTTGTAACTGCAACATTGATACTGCGCTCAATGCGAATGCCTTCAGCCGCAGTATTATTTACTGTGTTGCCACTGATAAGCGCATTCTTAACACCCTTTACTTGGATACCGTCTGCGGAAGCTGTCCAATCTTCTTTAGAAGCATTCCAATAATATTGAGGGCCGCAAGTGTCAACTGTATTTCCTGTAATTACAATATTTAAAGGTCGCTGTGCTTCTGTTGGTGAAGTAGTGCCAGATCGAACTCGCAATGCTTGTGCAACATAAGAACCTTTGTACAGATAATTGTTTCTGATAAAAATGTTTTTGTTGCTATCGCCATAAATATCTATTGACGCTTCTGACATACTTTGAAAATAGCAATTTTCAATTGTTAGTCCATCTACTGTGGCGCTAGTTGTGTAAATTGCAGCGTTTAGCAAGGTGTATGTTTGTTTATATGTTTTGCTATCGGCAGGATAGTTAAGTGATCCATCAAAACCAATTCCAATAATGGCAGCGTTTTGAAGTGTGCCTGAAGTTTTTGAAAAAACGTCAAACGCCGTAGCAGAGTTAACAACAATACTTGACGCTTTGCCTTCGCCTCTAATTATTACGTTGCTTAAAAGAGTAATGGTATTTTGCACTTTGTAAGTGCCAACAGGAATGTAAACAGTTCCACCGCCCGCTGCATTGACTGCGGTAATGGCGCTTTGAATTTGAGTTGAAACATCTGCGCCGCCGCTTCCAGCGCCATAGTCTAAAACATTGACGGTTGCTCCGTTAATCATTGAGAAAGATACTTTTGTTAAAGACATAATTTTTTCCTTTGTATTACCACGGTACGCCAGTTGCACTGACGGGGGTTTTTATACCCTCAATGTGAGATTGCAAGCCAAACTCAATGGCATCAACATCCAATTTGGACTTAACCCAACCAAGCACTTCATCTTGCGTCAATTTATCGTATTCAACAAATGTTTCGCCACGCTCAAACCCTACTGAACCATAATTGCTTGCAGAATAATCACCGTCTGTAACTGTACAGCCCCAATGGGCAATAGTAACCAGACCGTCTGATAAATCACGGTTAAGTTGCTGAATAGACCATGTGATTGACATTGTTTACCTTTGGTTAAGACAGTCGGTAAAGAACATAAGTGTTTGCCGCAGTCCTACGCAAACGAAAATGAGCAGACACAGTGGCTGCAACTGTTAGTAGACCAACGGAGGTCATGCCAGTTGCGCCTACAGCAATTGTGATTATTCCAGACGCCGTATTAACAATATGAAAGTCATAGCCAATATTGGTGGTGGCTACGCCTGTGTAGTAGGTATCTAAAGCTGAACCCGTTGGCAAAGTAATTGTGTAACTTATACCTGTAAGAACAATAATGTCTGTTGATAATTCGGCAGCAGTTAATGTTGCCGCAGCAGCTTTTGTGGTGGGTGTAGGTGCGTATTGCCAAAGACTAGCGGTGCTGATGTAAAAGTTGCCAGCTAAATCAATACGAACACGCTCTGTTCCCGCAGTGTAAAAATACATTGCGTCAACATTGTGATCGTAAGTAATAGCCCCTCTAAAGTTGCTATCAGTATCCCCAAACCGCAATTGGTTATATCCTGTGGTACTACTTGCAAAATAAAGCTCAGTACCCGCAGTATCTTCAAGAGTTAACGCTGCGTTTGTTCGGGAAAGAATACCCGTTAACGCTGTGCGAGTAATTTGAACTTTTGTTGTTGGAGAAATTGTGCCAATGCCTAGCCTAGAGTTGGTGCTATCCCAAAATAAATTTGCAGAAGATGCAAACGCTGAAGTACCTGCACCAAATGGAATGTAACCCGCAGTCAATGTTGCTATACCTGTGCCGCCACTTGTAACTGGTAGCGGAGTCGTAGTAAGCGTCAGTGATGCAGCACTTACCGCCCGACCAGCAGTTAAATTTGCTACCGTGACTTTTGTTGTCGTACTACTCTGAACAATCGGCAAAGTCTCCGTACCCGCCAAAGGCGTGGTAGCAGAAGTCAGTGCTGATATTTTGCTGTTAGCCATGATCAGTTATACATGACTTCTATTGAAGAAGTTAACGGCGGCGCTGTGGAGAATGTCAAAGTTGTGCCAGATACTGTGTAAGTATCTTTTTGTTGATAGACACCATTAATATACACAAAAGTGTAATTTTCACCAATTGAAGCGTTACTCAATGTAAATGCAGTTTGTGATCCTGTGCCGGTAAAATTTTGTACTTGATAAGATACAGCGCCAATTCCTCCAATATTATCGTAAGTGGCAATCAATGCGCCTGTAGAGTCTTGCAACGTAAATTTATATTGTGCAGCAGTAAGCCAAATTTCACCGCTAGGCACTCGACCCGCAGAATCCAAAATAATAGGGTTTGTATGCGCTATTGATCCGCTTGAAGTTGTATAAGTGGTTAATGGTGTGGTTGTACCAGCAGCATAGGTATACAGCTTGCCGCCAGTTAAAACTGTGCCAGTATTAGTAAAAAACTGGGCTGCAACACCGCCCACAGGGGATAGAAAAACTACAGCCATGTTTTTTCCTTAAAACTTTTCAAATTTACTCGTAGTAAACCGTGCAACTTACAGTGCCGCCAATCACAACATAAATGCCGTTTTCAGTAGTAATGCCATCCAAAAAATTGTAGTTTGTTGCTGCAACAGGGGTAAAAGTGTCAATCACTTTAACACTAGTGCTGGCAGTTTGGGCATCATAAATTGCAATTGTGGGGGTTGCAGATGCTGCGCTAAAGAAAATACCTTTGATTTTGCCTGCTTGCTGTTTGATCAAGGTAGTTGCCGAAATTTGTGCGTAATTGCTAGACATGGTTGTCCTTTCAGTTCATCAAATTATATGCTTCAAAACAGAAAAAGCCACCCCTTTTGAGGGCGGCTCTTTCATTTACTTCATGCCGATTAAGGCAGGAAAGTCAGGTCGTAACCGTAGATGAAAATATCAGCGGTTGCGGCAGCGGCTTGCGCTGTGGTGTTGCGAATGTACAGGTATTGGCCTGTAATTGCATCAGTTGAAGATGCTGCGGTGTTCACAACCTTAGCCGCTGTGGTAGCGCCTGTGGGGGTGGTTGCAGACAGTACAGCAGTACCGCCAGCGGCAGGCAGGGTATAAACCGCAAATGCTGCTGTGGTCAAGCTGGTGCTTGCATTGCTCAACAACACATAGGCAACGCTGACTCGTCCTGAAACTAGGATTTGTGCAACGGTATCGCCTACGCTGTTAAGGTTCACCGATTGTGCAGAGGCAATCAAGCGAATTGCTTGGTTGGTTGCAAGGTTCGATGGGTGGTTGGTAGTGGTGCTTGCTGCGCCTGGATTAGCCATGATTAATTTCCTTTTTTAATGGGTTGATTAGGAAGCCACTCGGCAAGCCAATTCGGGGTACAGAGGCGCCCAGCCATACAGCACATCAACACGAGTCGGGATCGAATCGTTGTTAATTGTGTATTGGCGAACAACACGCAATGACAAGCCCAAGTCTTTATCGCTTGCACGACCAGCGAAATGAACTCCGTCAGGCAGCTCGAGGTCAGCGGTCGCCAAGGTAAATGCATTTTTGTGCATAACTATGTTTTGCGGTGACACTGCGCCAGTAGCGTTGAACGGGGTCACAGCAGAAGCGCCAGGGCTTGTGATTGACACGTTTTGGAACTGACCAGCAGAGATAACAGCAGGGCTAACAGTAACGGCATTACCACTGATGGCAGTGACAACGAAATTACGCAGCTTGTTGCTACCATAGGCTTGACGGTTCTGGGGGTTGACAGCATACACGTTAGCGATGGTGAAAGTGTCACCAACGTTAGGGATGAATGTGCCAGTTTTCGACAAGGTAAGAGCAGAAGTTTGCGCCCAGCCAGAAGTCAAAATGCCAGTGTCGGTGCTTGTGTTGATCGTTGCTGTACCAGTGTAAGTACCGAAAGTTTGAGCAGAAATATTCTGATCCATCTTCCAATTCATACCAGCAGAGTCACGACCCATCATGCCTTTGGAATATTGCATTCCAATGGTTGTGTTAGGCACAAACAGACCTTTCAAGCTATCCACGATTGTTGCGCCAGTGAACGGCTCAATAATGCATGAACGGCGACCATCACGGGGCGCACCCTCTGCGTCCAAGTAGGCTTGGGCGGTCAGGTATGTCAACAGTGATGTAGGAGGTGTGCCAGCAGTACCAACGATGTTGGCAGTGTTCAGCTTTGCCATTGTTGTGCCGTCATAATCAATTTTGTTGGCTACAGCAGCTACAGCAGGCTTCAATACACGGTCAGAGAACATATCCAAAGACAGAGCCAAGTCCTGAGTGGTGAACTGGGTATCAACGTGGAATTGTGTAGACAATGTAACGGGTGTGCTGGTTTCGTTGAAATCTTCGACATTCAGCGCAGGGCCAGATGTGCCGATAAAACGACCAGGGCGGCGAACGTTCAATGTTGCGCCAATTTTTGCGCCAGTGACGGCAAATTGGTCATCATAGTTACGCATGACTTCAGAGGAGAAAGTCAACTCGTTTTCCAAAACCATCAACGCTTCGTTGGTGATCATGGAGATGGTAAGCAGATTGTTGCTCATTTCATTTCCTTATAAAAGATTTGGGTTGTCAGCGGATTCGCCCTGCAAGTCGTGCTGCTTTCCAAGCCTGATAGTTGCCATGAAATTGACGGTTTGAGTCAAGTTCGGTAACTGGCCCGTTTGCAGACGCTTTTATTGGGTTAATCGGCGCTGGCGCTTTACTTCTTCCAACAGTAGGCTTTGTCTGAGGCTCAGTCTTTTCAAACTTTGCTTCCAGTTTCCCAATTGTAGCCAAGGCTCTTGTCAAAGTCATGCCTTGCAGTTGTTCAGCTATGTCTGGATTTTCAGCCAAGTGATACAAGATACGAGGGCCAACTTCTGATTCAAATATTGCGTCCCGCACTTCGTTGCTCACAACAACATCAGCAGAACCAACCATTGCTTCAAAATCTGGTATCTCGCTCTTTGCAGAGTCAACCCGCTTTGCCCAAGTGTTTATCAATTGGTCTCGTTCGGCTTGAACCTTTGCCTGCACTTCCTTTTGCTTTTCATCTTTCCATCGCTGATCTACTCGATAGTCTGTCAACGCCTTGGCGTATTCATACATATCGGAGAACTGCTCTGGCTGCGGCTCATCTTCGGTTACTTGCTCGGCTTTAGGCTTTGCTTTTTCCTCATAATCCCGCAACTTTGCTTCCAGTTTCCCAATTGTATCCAAGGCTCTTGTCAAAGACATGCCTTGCAGTTGTTCAGCTATGTCTGGATTTTCAGCCAAGTGAAACAAGAAACGAGG